GCCGTTGAACGAGAGCAGCCACTGCGTTTCGCCGAGCGCCATCGAGCTCGATGCGAACGCTGGCGTGAACGTGAACTGCCAGCGTCCGTACGGACTGCGGATCAGCGCGTGGCTGTCGGCGAACGTGGCAGGCAGCGCGACGCCTGTGAGCGGCACGAGAATGCCGGTCGGGGCCGCCGCCACGCCGTCGATGCTGGTCGTGTTCGCGCCCGTCGCCGCGCCTGCGAGCACCGGCACGCTGGCTGCCGCCGTGCCAGCCATGCTCATGGCTCCAGTCGCAGCCCCCGTCAGCCCGGAGAGCGCGCCTGCGGCGGTGCCTGTGCCCGAGCTGGTGAAGTCCTCGACGTTGCCGATCGTGCCGGGAAAGACGTACGCGCTGCCGATGTGGCCGATGTCGAGATTGCCGTCGGCGTACGAGCTCGGCGCGTTGGTGAAAGCGAACGTGCCATTGCCAGCAGTCGCCCCGGAGACCACCACCTGTCCGGTGGGGATGTTGAGTTCGACCGTGACCGTCTGCGCGGCGGCGAACGTGACGTGCGTCAGCAGCTCGTAGCCGTTCGCGCCGGGAAACCACAGCTCCGCGCGTCCGTTGATCGAGTCGTCCGCGAGGTAGATGTCGCCGACGGGCGTATTCGACGCAAAGTTGAGCAGGACGTAGAACTGCTCAGGCGCAGCGCCCGATGCATAGCTCGGCGTGAACGTGAACTGCCAGCGCCCCGTGCGCATCGTCGCCGGCCAGTTGCCGGACGTGAGCGTGCTCGGAGGCTGGTGCGAGCTGAGGTCGAGTATGACGGCCACGAGGCCCTACTCTGCTCAGGTGCCGACGGGGAACGTGATCGTGAAGCTCGAGATGCTGACCGCGACGCCGGCCGTGAACGTGGTCGTGGCGAACTGAATCTCGCCGCCGCCACCGCTCGCGCTCACCGACAGGTCGCCGAACACCGTGGTGCCGTCGCTCTGGAACAGCCGCGCAAACGACGCGGTACCCGACGCGTTTGCGCTCGCGTCCTGCGTGATCGCGTTGGCGGTGAGGACACCACCGCTCGCCGCGGCGAACGCGGTCGCATTGAGCACCAGCTCAGCAAGTACCGTGTTGCCGCTGAGCGAGGTGTCGGCGTCAGTCGGGCGCGTGCCCGAGTAGATGCGCAGGATGCCGCTGTTCGCGTTGTCTCGGATGGCGTCGAGCGCTTCGTTTCGTCGTGCTACCGCAAGCCTCATGCGCCGACGGTAAGGGTCGCGCTCGAGCGCTGGCCTACAGCGCGTAGTACGTAGACAGCAGGTCCTGCATGCTCGTCGCGTCCGAGGTCGAGAGCACGTCGCTGAAGATGTAGATCGCCGCGAGATCCACCTGACAGAACGAGGAGCCGTTCGGGCGCCGGCCCACGTTGAGCGTGGCGGGCGGCGCGTTCGTGCCGGGCGTCGTCAGCGCGCTGTTGGCCACGGATGCGCCATTGGCAAACAGCTCCACCTCCCGCGTCGCCCCGGTCTTCACCGTGACGCGTACGATGAACGGCTGGTCCTGCGTGAAAGGACCCGTGCTGGTGAGATCCGCCGAGAAGCCGCCCGCGTTCGTCAGCGTCGTCGTGCGCACGACTGGACCCGTCCCGCCGCGCAGAATGCGAAAGCCCGTCGCCGCACCAGCTGAGTACGTGTCGATGACAGACTCACCCGCAGTGTTGTCGCGCATCACGCCGACTGCCCACACGTCTGCGCCAGCACCGTCATGCAAGAACGTGTACGTCGCCGCTACGTCGATGGCCGCGAGGTAGTCGCTCACGCCGTCGAAGCGGATGACCTCTCGGCCACCGAGCTCCGCCGCAGTCGTGACAGTCGGCTTGTCGTCCGTCGTCGCCTGACGCAGCGTGTGGCCGTTTCCCGTGAGGTCGGTCCAATCGAAGTTTGTCGCGGTATCCGTGGTGTCAGCGCGGTAAGCAGCGAAGATTGCAGCGTGCTCGAGAGGGTCGAACTCCGCGGCAGTAACGGATAGTGCACGCGGCAATAGATTCCTTCGAAAGGCTCTGCTCCTGCTTCTCATGCTGTGATGCTCCCGAAGGTTTTCCAAACCGGCGCAGAGAACGCGATGGCTGCGCCGGACACCGTCGCGTTGGCCGCGCTATCCAGCGTTGCCGTGGTGCCGCTTAGGTTGGCGATTCGCTTCGTGCCCGTGACGCCAGCGATCGTGATGTACGCGCCGATGTACAGCGAGCCGCTCGACGACAAAGTAAGCGTGGTCGAGCCACTCGTGATGGAGCCGGTTGCGGCAAACGGGATGGTTCCCGCCGTGCCTGCGGTGACACACACGCGGCCAACAGTTCCGCCCGCCGTTGGCGCTGGATCGTAGGTCACGTCTCCGACCTTCCAGGTTAGCGCTGGAGGGTCGCCTGCGATTTGCAGCTGACTGCGCTCGGAGGGGCCGTAGATAAGCGAACTCGGATTGTTCGTGTGCACGCCGCGCAGCGAGGCGAGGGAGCCGCCGATCCCGACTAGAAACGCGGACCACGCGACGCCCCCGTTGTCCCAAAGGTTGTCCTTCACGGTGGCCCGAAGCCCCTTGAGCGAGATGCAGAGCGTCGTCCAGCCTTCGCCGCGGAACGTGTTCCCCTCGATGATGTGGTAGTCGTCAGTCGTGACGTTGATGTAGTACGCCCACTTGCCGGAGTGGTACGTGCACGATGCGCCGGTTACGGTCGCGTCGCATGCGCTGCTGAGCGTGCACACGATGCCCGTGCTGATGCTCCAGACCATCGACTCGACGCGCTTCTCGCCCGTGACTCCCGCGATCGTGACGTACATACCATCCGTAATGCCGGACCCACGGTTGCCAGTGGCCGTCACAGAGCCGTTGGTGGTTGATAGCGTGTGCGTCCCGGTCAGGTACACGAACTCGTTGCCGCGGACAGTGTGACGCCCGGTCGCAAGCACGACGGCCGCGCCAACGGTCGATTCACCGCCGTAGAAATAGTTGCCCTCGATGATGGCCCCGTTGTTGTTGCCGGACACGACTGTGACGCCCGTATCGCAAAACGAGATGACGTTGTTTGCGATGATCATCTTGCCGAGCGAGTCGGTCTGCGATGCGGTCGTAATCGCGACGGGGCAACGAAAGAGGCGATTGCCGGTCACAAGGATCTCTTCACTGTGGTAGGTGGAACTCGCCACCAGCAGACCGTTCGCGAGGCACCGCTCAAAGGTGTTATTCGAGAAGATGGCTCCGCGCCCCGTGTGCTCGACGCCCTGACCGCAACCTATCGCGGTGCAGTTCGTGACCATGGTCCAGTTCGCGTTCGTGTTGTACGCGGCCACGTTCTGCGTGTTCCGCCCGACGTTCTCCGCGTAGCAGTGATCGATCAGGAACACGTTACAGGCATCGGTGGAGACCGACGTAATGCCCTCATTCGCCGTGCTGTCGATGTACACGCGTTCAAAGTGCGCCTTGTTCACGAAGCCGAGGCGGAAGCACTGGATGTGGTCCGCGGAGCTGTACCCGCTGATGCGAATGTCGCGAACGTGCAGATGCTTGACGTACTGGTTCACGTGGCCCTGGACCCGGAAGATCGCGAGGTCCGCCCCGTAGTCGGCACCGAACGCGTACTCTAGCGTGTGCTTGATCTGCGTGCCCCACCCTTGCCCCTTGATCGTCACCTCGCCAAGGATGTTGGCGGCGCTGCCGTCCGATGGAATCAACCCGACTCCCTTGGAGAGGCCGTAGTACCCCTGCGTCCCGGAGAACTCGATGGTGCCGTTCGCGCCCTTGAGCGCCTCGAAGGCGGCCATGATGGCCGCGTGGTTGTCAGTCGCGCCGCTGTCGTTCTTGGCGCCGAACCACTCTGGATAGACAGTCTTGCCGGGCAGCCGGATGTACGAGACGACGCTGAGCCCCTGCGTGGTGTCGAAGCACCGCACGCAGGGCGCCTCGACTGGACCGTTGACCGTCAGCGTCACGCCAGCGTCCGGCTTGATTACGGCGCCGTGCAGGATCCTCAGCGTGACGTTGGACGGAATCGTGAGGTTAGTCGAAATGCGGTACGTATACGGCCCTTGAAGCGTGACCGTGCCACCGTCGGCGCTGACCGTGACGTTGCAGAGCGTGTGAAGAGCCGTGTAGTCGTCCGTGCTGCCGTCCGCCGCGACGCCGAATCCACCCGCAGGGACCACATACGTCGTTGCATCACCGACGCCGCTGCCGCCACCTCCCCCACCGCCCGGAAGCGGGCTTGGGTCAGCGCTTTCGCCCGAAGGATCACTCGTCAGCAGCACGCGCGAGCGCAGCAGTCGCTGAATCTCGTTCGTGACGAGCACTTCTGCGCCCACCGACGTGATCACGGCGCCGCTTTCGAGCGTCACCGTCCCGGACGCTGGCCACACGTCGATTGTCGCCATCGATACGGCTCAGGGCGTCTCGGAGCAGTAGAGCTCGAACCAGCCCCCGAGCGCGCCGCTCGTCCCCGTGTTCACCGTCATGGAGCGAAACGCGAGATGCGTAGCGCTCGGCGGAACCAAGCGCTCCTCGGACGTGCGCGAGAAGATCGTGGTCCCCGCGCTGCCGTGACCCGTCCCGAGCACCGAGATCTGGGTCAGCACGATGCCGGGCGCGGAGCCCTCGCCGAACGCGTACTGCACATCATCCTGGCTGTTGGCCACCATCCGCACCCACTTGCCGCGTAGCTCGGGGGGGATGGCCCAGCTCTGCGTGGTGCCGGAGAGCGCTGCGCGTGCGACCCCGCGTAGGCCCGTCGTGCTCGTGGAGGCGATCGGCCCGGTGGCGCGAGCTGCCTGGTATTCAGCGGCAGATGACATGTCCGCAAGTCTGCGGACGCGACCGGCGCACTGGCCTACCTGCGATCGATACGAGCATCGACAGGTGCGGCGTACACGCTGTCTGCGTCGATCGGCTTGAACTGCTGCGCGACGGCCTGTGCGGAAGCGTCCTGCTTCGCTTCGGCTTGCTGCTGCTGGTCGGGCGACTGCGCCACGCGCTGCAGCATCTGGATCGCGCCGGGCTCCACCGTTGGATCGAGGTTCAAGCCCGTGGCGTAGGCGATGCGCAGACGCGTCTCGTGGCTCGGCGGGCGCTGCATGGCGCGGAACTGCTCGAGCACGCTCTGCTGGAAGCGCTTCCACATCGCCGGATACACCGTCTTGACGGCGCGAAGGTCCTCCGGCGAGTGATTCCCCGCTGCGACACGCTCGAGCGCCTTCTGCGGCTCGTGAGAGGCGGCGATCGCGCGGTGGACCTTGCGCTCCGTGGTCGGATCGAGCTGCCGCTGAGGCGAAAACACCGCCGTGCTGAGCGGTTTCGTCGGCAGCATGCCTCGGATCATCTGCGAGCGGCGCACCACGGTCTGCGCGTACGCCTGGCCCATGCCTGGATTGACCATGTCGAGCTGCTGAGCGGTGTTGTGCAGGTGCGCGGAGGTCTCGCTGCTCGGGTCCTCGAGCTCCTGCGCCTCCGCAATCGCCTCCTGCAGGTCGCGCTCGCTGAACTTGGAGATGGCAGCGCCCTCCGCTGCGTAGGCAGCGCGTCCCGTGCGCTCCACGAGCGCTTGCGCGGTGCGCGCCAGCCTCTGCTGACCGCTCGCGGAGAGCGCGACAAGGCTTGTCTTACGCTCTGCGAGGTCGGCCATCTGATTGAACGCGATGGCCGCGATACCACGCCCCCGCTCGCGCACCATCTTGTGAGCGACGGCCGTCCCCGCGCCCGCAGCGAGCCCGAAGAGCCCACCACCAGCGGTGAGAGCGCCCGCGGCGCCCGCTCCCCAGATGTTGTCCGTGAGCGAGAGCGAGCGATTGGCGAGCTGCGTCTGCACGGCCTCCTCGGCTTGGTCTGCCGCGAGCCGAAGGTGGGCGTATTTGCGCTTGAGACCGCGTACGGAGTCCGCGAAGCCGTCCACGCCGACGCTCTGCGCGCTCCGCTCGGCTGCTTCCAGCCACGAATCCTCGAGCACCGTGCGCACGTCGCGCATGACCTGCGTGGTGGGCGTCGGAGGCCCCGCAGACTCGTAGCGGAGCGTCTGATCGAGGTCCCTGCGCATCGCATGCAGCTCCTCGAAGCTAATCGCGTCGCGATTGACCGCACGGGTCGCGCCGTCGGCTCCGCGGACCATCACGGGACGCTCGCCGGCTGACATGGCGCCGCGAAACGGCTCGATCTTGCGCTCCACGGCAGCCAGGATGTCTTGCCCGAACACGTTACCGCGCAGCGGCGCCAAAACCTCGTCGTCGATGCGCTGCATCACCTCGGCGCGGCTGACGGGGATACCCCCGAGCGCGTCGATCTCCTTCACCTTCGCGCCGAGGGCCGCGCCGACCTCGTCTGCCTTGCGCGAGGTGGCCTCCAGGATCTCTTCGGCAGAGCCCGCGAGCGGAACGCCCTCGTCGAGCAGCGTCTTGCCCACTGCAGCGGCTCCGCCGTGCCGATCGGCGAACTTCATCGCCGCCTTGCTCGTGCGTCCGACGGCTGCCTTGTATGCGCTCTCCCCGGCGAGCTGCCGCAGCGTGTCGGTGCTCGGCATGAGGCTGCCCATCATGCTGTCCGTGAGGCTCAGCGCGCCGCGACCTGCCGCGCGCGCGAGCTCGCCCGACGCCATGAGTCCGCCGCCGATGGCTGCACCGAGCAGAGCGCCCTCGCCCGCGCCGGCAAGCAGGTGCTCGGCCGCTTCGGCGGGATCGGTCGCGAACTCGGGCACCGCGTCCGCCACCTGGACAGCCGCGCCGGCAATCCCGCCCTCCACGGCAGAGCCCAGCGCGGTGGCACCAATGCGGCCCATCACCCCGCCGCCGAGTCGCGCCGCCGCCGCTTCCGACGAGGCCACCGCCGCACGCGTCGCGAGCGCTGCTGGCGTAGCCGAGAGCATGCGGCCCGCCGTGCCGCGCACGAGCCCTGCGCCGCCGCCAAGGAGCGCTCCGCCAAGCTCCCCGGTCAGTGAGGCGGTCGGGTGCGCTTCCTGCAGCCCTCGCTGGTACTCGCGAGCCGCCTCGTAGCCGGTCAGGAAGGAGCCCTTGTCCTCGGGGACGGCAAGTCCCATCTGCTCGGCACGCGCGCGCGCTTCTGGGGTCAGCTGTGGCGCCTCTGGCGTGAGCGCGCCTGTGAGCGCCGCGCTCGCCGCGTCCGAGAGCCCTAGCGAGAGGCCACGCAGCCCGCCCATGGCGCCCGCCAGCGCGGCACCACCAGCGCCACCGTACTCTGCCTCGAGCGCAGCCTGGTGTTGCTGCTCGGCGGTCTGATACCCCTCGTCCAGCGCTCGCTGCATGTCGAGCTTGGGGACCGTGACCGCCGATCCGTCGGGCGCGAACATGCGCACACGATCGGGGTCGACCGCAGGCTCAGGCGCGGAGCCATGCAGAGACGCGACGAACGCCTCCTCGTCGAACGGCTCCGGCTGCTGCTCCGGCTCCTCGTCGAGCGGGCTTCCGCCGAGCTGGCGGACGAAGTCGAGCTCGTCGCTCAGGCTGGGCACTTACCAGCCCCCGCTCGTGCCCGCCAAGCGCTGCAGCTTGAAGCCCTTCGCCTCCGCGTCCTTTACCCGATCGGCAGGGATCGCGAACGGACGCCCGCTCGGCGAGAGCATCTGCACGGTACCGCCTCCCGTACCAGCGGGCGCGCGTGCGGGGGCGGTCGGCTGCTCTGACTGCGCGTCAAGCGGTGCGCGCTCGTACTTGTGCGTGCGGAGCTTGGTGTCCGTGATCGCTTTGAAGTGCGAACGTGTCGAGTCGAAGAACTCCTCCTCGTCCACGCCCGCGACATTCACCAGCGCGCCGAGGCGACCCGAGATGCCGCCTGTCTCGCCGCCTGTGGCGATGTCCGTAGCATTGCGGATCGCGTGCTTGGGGAGCCGCTTGTTCCAAGCCTGCAGCTCGCCAGGGTTCAGCACGCCAGCATTCGCGAGGCCGTTCAACGCACCGACCGCGAGTGCATGCTGGAGCTCGTACTCCTTCATCGAGTTCGAGTCGACCTTGCCCTGCAGGCTCTTCATCGCGACGAGCGAGGCGTCCAGCGTAGCGTGCGCATCCATGATCTTCTGCGCCTCTGTCTTGTCCTTGTCGGTGGCGCCCGCGAGCGGCTTCAGCCCAGGCACCTCGATCTGCTCGGCCTTGCTCGCGGGACTGCCGTCGGCGAGATTCTTTACGGCCTGCGTGCGCTTCTCGGTGAGCGCCGCATCGCCAGCGAAGTTCGCCTGCGCCTTCTTCCACAGCTCCACGGCGCGCCCGCCGAGCTGCATCGCCGCTTCCGAGCGCTGCTCCTCGGGCAGGCCCGCGAGGTAGCGCAGGATCTCGTCGTCCTGCTTCGAGCGCTGGCCTCCCGCTTGCGTCGCTGCCTGCTGCTGTCGCTTCATGAGCTCGCTGTTCACCATGCCTTGGCGCAGCGTGTTCAGCGCCTCGTCGGCGGCAATGACCTTCTCCTCGGTGTCGGCAGCCGCCTTCTCGCGCTCCAGCGCGACCTTCATGGAGCCCATGGCCATGTCGAGCAGCGCAGCGTCGAGCTTCTGATCGTCGAAAGCCTTGCCTGTCGCATGCTTCGAGCGACCGAGATACGCCTCGGCGAGCTCCTTGTTGCCCTCAATCTCCGCCTTCCAGCGCGCCATCATCATCGCCGTCTCGCGTGCCATCGCCTCGCGGCCATCGCTCACGCGTCCGTTGCTGCCATGGCTCAGGATGGCGCCCATGATGGCGCGTCCGGCGTTGAACGCCTCCTCGGGAGGGTTGTCGACCAGCGCGGCGAGCCTGTTCAGTCGCTCGTCGGCGAGGCGCTCGAACTGCTCGCGCTCGGCGCGCGCGGCTTCCGTGTGTGCACGAGCCTCGTCGGTGCCGGCGCGGTTGAGCTGCTCGGCCTCGTCGTAGAGCGCCTCTCGACGCTCGCCGGACGCTGCGATTACGTCGCTCCTCGCTGCGTAGTTGCCGAGCGACTCGTTCTGCGCGCCGGTGAACTCCTCCTGCAGCTGGCGCGTGCTCACGCGCGGGTTGAACTCCGTGCGGCTCACCGGCTCGGGCTCGGGCGCCGACACCGGACCCGATGCAGGGGCTCGCGGGAGTGCTGCCGCCAACGCTGCCTCCTGCTCGGCGTTCAACTGCGCGATAGGCTGCTTCGTTCCGCCACGAGCTTCAAAGCGCTCCTGCGCCTCCTGCGCATGGACTGGCACTCGGTACTCGGCGCCCGTGCGCGCGAGCGCATCGTTGAGCATCCCCACGCGGTCCTGCACCACCGCTTCCGGTGGCTGCCCGGCGCCGCTAGCCAGCTCGAGCGCGCGTGCGACCTCGGCGCGCTTGCGAGCAGCGCGTTCCTCGTCGGTCTCGTACGGGTTGAAGTCGAAGTCCACGCGTTACCTCGTGCTCAGAAGCCGAAGACCTTGCCGACCAGCGAGAACAGCTGCTCTTTGCGCTGCGCCTCAGCGGCATTGCGCAGGGCGAACTGGCGCTCGATCATCTGCGCCTGCGTCTCGCCCACAGGCGGCGATTGGTACGGTTTGCCACCTGCGTTGGCGAAGCCCCCTCCGCCACCACCGCCGCCGCCACCGCCCATGATGCCACCGAGCATGCCTTTCATGCCGCCGCCGCCAGCGTCCTTTACGAACTTCTCGCCCTGCGGGTTGATGTGCACGGGGTTGCCCGCGTACGGCTCCACGCGATGCGTGCTGCCTGTCTTTGCCAGCGCCTGGTTCATCTCGTCGTCGCCGACGTTGCCGAACACGCTACGTCCATTGAGCATTGCCGCCTCCTTCACTTCCCGTGGAAGTACGTCTGATCGCCACCCTCGGCCCCGCGTAGGTTCGCCGGGTCGAAGATCGCGCTCTTGAACTTCTCCATCGGGTTGTTGTTCACCGCGATCTGATACTTGCGCATGTTCTCAGCGGCCTGCTGGTCCATCGCGAGCATGTTCATGTTGAACTCGTTCTGCTGCGCCTGCTGCTGCTGGCCGATGCGCGCGTTCACCGTGTTGCCGGCCATGTTGATCGCCGCGTCGTTGAAGTTGATCTGGCGATTGCTGGCAGCGGCCTGTGCGGTGATGTTCTGCCCATACAGGTTGTTCCACGCGTTCTGCGTGTCCACGGCGCTGTTGTAGCGGCCCTCGGCATTTGCGTCGGCGACACCGAGCGCGTTGTATGCCTGGCGATCGTACGCATCGAAGTACGTCTGCGCGTTCGCGTCAGCAACGTCCAGGATGTTGCTGACCTGATCGCGGGAACCGTCGTACCACTGGTTCGCGTTCAGGTTGGCTGTCTCCAGCTGGTTACGCGTCTGCAACTGCGATCCAAGGAACGAGCGGTCCGCGTTCGAGTTGGCCACATCCAGTACGTTGCCCGCCTGGTCACGCGCACCCGTGTAGGCCGTGTTCGCGTTCGCGTTCGCTACGTCCAGGTTCGCCCCAAGCTGATCGCGCGCACCGCCGTAGAGCTGGTTCGCGTTTGCATCGCCCACGAAGATGACGTTGTGCGCCTGGTCCGCCGAGCCCTGGTACGCGGTGTTGGCGTTCGCGTTCGCCACGTTGAGCCGGTTCGCCGCCTGCTCGCTCGCGCCGAGGTAGGTCTGGTTCGCGTTGGCGTTGCCGACGTTCAGGATGTTGCCAGCCTGGTCGCGCGCGCCCGTGTACGCTTGCGAAGACTGCTGACTCGCCACCCCGAGCTGGTTCGCGATCTGCTGGTTCGCGGCTTGATAGCGCATGTCGTTCGCCATCTGCGCGCGCACGATCTGGTCCTGCGCGGCCAGGTCCGCCGAGCCGAGCCCCGACTGCGCGATGGCAGCCTGCATCGCGAGCGCCGAGCCCTCCCCCATGGAGCCAGCAAGCCCGCGCGCCGAGCGGTTCAGCGTCCCGATCTGCTGCTCGAGCCGAGCCTGCGCCAGCGCGTCGTTCTTCTCGATCGCCGTGTTCGCCGCGAGGTTGAGATCTCCGCTCGCCAGCGCCGCCGCGAGGATGTTGTTCGCGCTCGAGGCGGACCCTTCGAGGTCTGTCCGGCCTAGCGCCGCGTTGCGCTCCGCGTTCGCGCGCGCAGAGGCGGCCTCCAGGTTGGTCTGCGCAAACGCCGCATCCCGCAGCTGGTTCGCACGCGAGGCGGACAGCTCGAGGTTTGTCTGGGCGAGCGCCGCAGAGCGTGTGCCGGCAGCGCGCGCGGCCTCCTGCTGCAGGTTCGGACCGGTGGCGAGCGCGTTCGAGCGGATCGCGTTCGCGTTGCTCGCGGAGCGCTCGAGGTTCGTGCTCGCGAGCGCCGAGTCCAGCAGGTTGTTCGCGGCGAACGCGTCGCGGCGTAGGTCTGTCTGCGCCAGCGCCTGGTTGCGCATGTTGTTCGACTGCAGCGCGTTGTTCTGCAGGTTCGTCTGCGCCAAGGCGGCGTCCCGAATGCCCATCGCGCTGTTGCCGGCGATCCGCATGTCGTTGTTGCCGAGCGCCGCGTCACGCAGCATGGAGCCGTACTGTGCAGCGCCCGCGATATCCCCGATCGCGTTCTGCGAGCTCAGGCGCGACAGCGCCGACACGTCGCGCTGCTGCTGGTACTCCGCATCGGCGAGCTGCGCCGCCGACCGCATGTCCTGCCCGTACGCGTCGTAGGCGGCAATCTCTTGCGAGGCGCGCGCGTTCATCGTCTCGCGCTGGCGCTGCGCGCGCTCTATGGCCGCGTCGTGCGTCTCCTTCGAGCCGCCGTAGTAGGTGGTCGCTGGGCCTTCCTTACGTAGGCGCTTGTTCTCGCGCCGCTCCGCACGGCGCTTCTTGCGGATGTCAGCTCTCGGCAGGGCCATACCGCCAGCGTGGCGGTTGCGTGCTGCCGCTGGCCTACGCCCGCGAGCCCTGCACGAATGCCTCTTCGTAGAGAATGCCGTTGGTCGCGTAGACCAGCGTCAGCGTGCGCGGCGCCATGCCCTCGCCTGCCACGCGCGTGTCGTAGACGCGGATGCGCACGGCACGGCAGTTCTGCGAGCTCGGCTCGAGCCGCACCGTGTACCGCCCTCCTACGTCGATCGCGTCGAGCTGCGATGAGGTCCACGTGTTCGTGCGGGATGCGGTAGTCTCGTAGTCGACGTAGACCTCAATCGTCACGTCGTGCGCGCCGACGATGGTCCCGTTCAGCACCACATCGCGTAGGATCACGTGCTCCTGGAAGTCGCCGCCCAGCAAGAGCCAGTCCGTGTCCCAGACCATGTTGGCGGCGGTCGAGACGGTGTCGGCCTCGAGCCGACGCGTGATACCCGTGCTTGACGAGTACAAAAAGATCATGTCTTCGTCCCAGGGACACAGCGCCGCGCAGGAGACAGGGTCGGCGAGCGTCTGGCTGTCCCACGTCGACCACGCCTTGCGGGCGTAGTTGTAGACGCGAATCTCGGCGATGGTGTCGCTGAAGAACAGGACCTCGTCGTATCGGCGCAGTAAGATCGCGTGCGACACGTCGTAGGTGCAGGCGTAGTCGGCCACGTAGTCGACACCAGCGCCGGTGAGCAGCGCAAAGCGCCCTCCCGACTGCCAGATAATGCCGCCTGGGAAGCACACGGCGCTACTCGTGTTCGAGCAGCCGATCTCGGAGAGCTTCACCGGGGGGCTGAACGAGCCTCCAGAGTTGTTGTTGTTGGGTCCGTCGCCCGAGACCTGGTAGACGCCTCGCTCGGCCAAAATGATCGCGGTCCCCTGCCAGTCGCGGATCGCCATGGCCTCGCCCGCACCACTCGGCAGCTGCATTTCGCCCGCGGGGAAGAACTCGTAGCCCACGCCGGCCACGCGGTACTTGCTGTACACGAACCGCGTTGGAATCTCGGCGTCGATGGCCCATGCGCGAGAGCCTACGATAGCAATGTCTCGCAATGCTGGGGGCACTTGCGGCGCGATCTCTTCGCCGCCTGCGCCGCTCGAGTAGATCTGCGGCTTGGCGGTGTCCACGACGCCACTGATCGTGAACGCTGTCAGCGGGTGCGCGATAGCGTACGATCCCTGCTCTGCGTAGTGATGCATGGACGTGCCGTTCGCGGCGCTCATGTAAAGCACGATCGTGACACGCTGCTCGGTCCAAGCATCGGTAGAATCGGGAGCAGTCACGTAGATCGTGGCGAGATCGCTCGTGCCGTTCATCGTCCGCGAAACGATGTTACTCGGCTTTGAACGGTGCGTGTTGCCAGCCGCGTCGGTCCACTGGTACACGGCGCACCAGCGGTAGCTGCCGGCGGGCAACACCCAGCCGCCAGCGTTCTCGTAAGCGATCTTTGGCGCGTGCAGAGGCCCACACATCTCGATCGACACTGACCCGTCGAATTGCACGGGAAGCGCTGCAGCGATGAGCGTGGCACCGTCCTTGTCGTGCGCGAGTGGCGGCTGATGCGGGCTGAGGTCGAGCACAACATAGCGGCCCGTTGACAGCACCGGAAATGTGGTGCTCGTTGACTGCTTCTTGTACGTCGTAAAGATCTTGTCTCCGACGATGAACGCCCCGCGACTCGCGAGCGCTTGGTGAGTCCAGGTCTGTGCCGGCTGCGCGATGCCACGCACCGTGCCGTACCGTGCAATCGGCGTGACTTGCCATGGCAGGTGGAAATACGCCTCGTGGCTCGCGTCCTCCACGTAGTTGTCGCTGCCTGGATCGTAGCCAGTGCTCCCGTACGATCGACCGTAGAACATGATCGCATACTGGTTGCCGTTCGCTGACCACTGCACGCCATGCGACTGCAAGAGTAGCCACGGCAGCGAACGTGTGTAGCTAACTGTCGGCCACGCCGAGGCATTCACGGAGTAAATCCTCGTGCCAAGAAACGTTGTCGCGAACAGTGTGCCGGGCGATCCCGCCAGGTCTCCCAATGTGGAGCTGACGAACACCATCACGTGGCGCTGTGTGCCCTCCTCGCAGAACTTCACTGCTACGTCGCCGTAGCCGTCAAGCTCGGTCGCTGCGCCCACGGCTCCCAACGTCGCGTCATAGATTGCTGCCGTGGTCTTCGCTCCCGTCACGCGGGAGAACGCCACGGCCACTCGCGGGACGCCCGCTAGCGTGCCGTAGTGCACGGCGCAGTCGCCGCCGCCATCGAGTGCGCCGGCAATCGTCACGCTGTGCGTGGTCGTATTCGTTGTGACGTTGACCCGCCGTAGCGTGGCCCCCGAAGCGGAGCCGGCTTGCGAATGCGCTAGATAGACGCTCGACGAGCCATCAGAAAGCACGTCGACGCCTGTTGCCGATGCGCCGGGAACCACGACGACGTTCTCCGCGTTGACGTTTGCGGTCCGCGCCGAGAGCGTGAGTCCTCGGTAGCAGATGCCGTTCGGCCCCGTGTACCACAACACGTCGCCGAGCGCTCCGTGGCTGGTTAGCCCCACCCATACGATTCGAGATGCCGAATATGGGAAGATTGTGACCTGTGTCGGTTCGCAAAGAGAACGGCCGTCGAGTGTCCAAGCGGCCACGTGGATCGAGACCACGGATCCAGTGGTGTCCATCGCTGGATACGCGCGCCAGACGCGGTCGTTCGTCCCGTTGTATGTTACGGCGATATTCGCGACGCAGCGAATCGAGTCGAGTGGGCCTGCGGAATCGATGCGCGCCGGGAAGTATGACGAGGTCATGCCGTACATCGCGCCAAAACCTGTCGGGCTGCTGCCGTCGTCCGAGAATACAGTCGTCAAGTACGCTGTCGCGCCGTAGCGTATCGTCACCCGTCCGACCGATGAGGGAGCGAGCCCCCAGCGCTTATAACCAGGTCCCGAGTAGGAGATCTGCGTCACCGCAGGGCTGCGCGTGCACGTCCCCGGCCGCTTGCTCAGCCGTGTGTTCGTACTCGCAATGAGCGGAGGTGACTCGCCTTGCTGGATAATCGGCGAGACGAGTTCGGGAAAGCTCCGGTTGTTGATCCCGCCATTGAGCAGGATCGAGATTTTGCGATCAGGGCTGACCATCAGTACACCACCAGCGTCACGCGCACGTCAGCGCTCGGCCCGGACGCCGCCTCGAGCTGCACCAGCGTCTCGGTCGACGTGACCCCGAGCGCTACAGGACTGCTTGGCGACGCAAACACCGCCACGGGCATGCGGCCGAGCCCATGCGCGACGCTGGCCGTGGTCGCGCCGGCAGCGAGCGTCACCGAGGTGACTACACGTGGCAGCGGCTGGTCGTAGAGCAGCGTGCGGAGGCGGTCGGAGAGGCCCGTCACATCGAGCGAGAGACGCCGCAGGAGATCGTCGAACATGCTCACCACCTGCGCCGGTGATCGCGGATGGCGCGCGCGTAGCGCACGTCGCGGATCGTGTTCGTGCGATAGGGGTCGCGCTGACGCGCCTTCGAGAGCAGGTCGTCCTCGAGCAGCTTCTTGTTCTGCAGCGTCTCGGCGACCTTCTGCGGCTTGTCCTTCGCCGTGTAGACCTTGACCAGCACGTCGAGCGTGACCCACTCGTCGAAGTCGACCTTGGCCGCGAAGGTGCTCCCCGCGACGAGGTGCGTCGTGTAGTAGACGGTGATCGTCTCGGACGTGGAGCACGTCGGGTAGATGGCGATCGTCTGGCCTTCGAGCCGCCAGCGCGGCTCCACGTACGCGCTCTCCCAGGTCTCCCCGGCGTTGAGCCGGTCGGCGATGTCGTCGCCCTGGCTGCTCTCGAGCAGCACGAAATCGTTCGTGTCGCGCTGCCAGATGACGCTGTGCACCTCGCCGCAGTCGGCGGGGAGCGAGACGAGTTCGAAGTCCGGCACGGTGGCGAGCGTCGCGGTCTGAAGCAGCTCGCGGTCATCGGGGAACCACTGCCGCATGAGCGCGCTCGCGGCGCGTACCGACTGCGAGATCCAGTAGGTGACGCGCGTGCTCGTGACGTGCGTGCTCGTCGTGAAGGGAGGCACGTTCGCACGCGCCGCGATGTCGCTCAGCAGGTCCGAGACCGCGAAGGTGGTGGCCATTCCACGGCCAGAGTCGCAGCGTGGCTCGCGCGCTGGCCTGGCCAGAAAAAGAGACGCCCGCCGCTGGAGGAGAGGAGCCAGCGGCGGGCGAAAGTCCGAGGGTGAGGGGACTCGGACTAAGAGCGATTGTTACTCGTCGTCGGGGCCGCTGTCCTTGGGCTCGGATCGGTAGTCGCACTCGGCGACGAGCGATTCGAACGCCTCGAACGCGCCGGTCCAGTCTTTCGACTGAGCCGCATTCCAGAACGCCTTGGCTGCCAGCGCGCCGGGGCTTTCCTCCGAAGACTCCTCGTCGTCCGCCGGCTTCGACTCGGGCTTGCCCTTGCCGAAAGCGATGAGGACGCCGGGGACCTTTTCGTCAGCGGCCATTAGAGCGTCATCCGTCCAAGGACGATGACCTGGAACGTGACCAGGTCGGTTCCGACCAAGCCATCATCCGCCGTGCCCGCCACGCCGAATCCAGCCGCCGAGCTTGCACGGTGCTGGAACGTGAACGTGCCCGCCGTAGTGTCGATCGCCGTAATCGCGTAGTTGTGCAGGCGAGCGCCTGCCTCCACGCCATTCACGATCGGCGTGAACTCGGGGAGCTTGTCTGAGAGTGTCACGGTGAACAGGCCCGCGGACGCGCCCCGAACGATCGACTTGATGCCGAAGTTGTCGAGGAGCGTCTGCGCGCCTGCGGAAGCGCCCGCGCACTGAAAGCGCGCGCGTGCCACGCACTGCGTAGGTCCATAGCCGAAGACCGGCCCGCCTTGATAGTTCGCCTGCATGGTGCCTCAGAGCGCCGTGGTCGGCAGCGAGCAGCGAAGGATGTTGTAGGGCGCGGGAGAGCCGCAGTTGCCGTCGTGCACCAGCACGAACTCGAGAACGCCGGTGCGGAAGTTCATGAAGAACTCGTTGCCGCCTGAGTCATCGAGCTTCGGCTGAGAACCGCAGCTCGCGCGAATGAACGCGTCCTCGCCGACGAGGTAGGCGGTGTTGACCGGACACATCGCGTCACGCACGAAGGTCCAGTCCATGATCTTCACTGCCTTGAGACCGATGCCGAACTTGTCGTCCAGCTCCTGGTGCACGATCTTCGCCTGCTCGACCGACTGCATGATCTGCGCGAGGTTCTTCGGGTGGATGAAGAACGGCGAGTCAGCGTCGAACATGGTTCCGACCTGCTGCTCCGCCTTGGCGATCGCCTTGATGAAGCCCGAGCGGATCGGGTCATTGCTGATGTCCGAGTACACGCCAGCGAGACGCGAGCGATACACGGAGCGGTTGACGCCCAGGAACGAGTCGGAGCCACTGACCGTGGTCGGGCACCAGGCGGAGAGGCCGTCGAGATCCGCGCCCACCATCGAGTCGCGCGCGATGCCGTCGCCAGCCGCCGCAGAGGTGAAGCTGTTCGGGTTGCCGGAGCAGACCATCGTGCCCGCATCCGGGTCCACAGAAGTCACGGTCACGGCGCTGCCGACGCGCGCGGCGCCGGTCGCGGGGTTGACGAGCACGACCTTCATACCCGGCTCGAAGAACTGCACATCCTCGACGTTCGCAAACGTCCAGGTGGTCGTGGTGATCGCGGCCGTGCCGCTCAGATAGGCGCGAATGCCCGTGTTCGTGCCGTACATGCGCTGATGGAGCTCGACCGCGATCGACTCGGTGGCGCCGTCGACCTCGCGCTCCATCGCGTTGATGAACTGGCTGTCATCGTTGCCGTTCACCGCGTTTCGGACGACGCTGCCGTTGATGGCACCGAAGCCGTAGACGCTGCGCTGCGGCAGAAGGAACGTGACGCCCTTGCCGGAGACCTCGTTCGAGGACGCTGCAGCGTTGGTCGCGCCGATGCCCTGCGGGTTGACGTACGGCGCGGGGATCTCCATGCCGCGCGCGCTGGTGAAGTCGGTCTTGTGCTCGCACCACTGAAGCAGTGGCTTCTTGCGGACGAGGCTCTTGGGATCGAAACCGTCGGAGTACAGCGTCTTGAAGACGTACTGTGCGGTTGAGTTGTCGAGTGCCATTGCGAACCTGCGCGCCTCGCGAACGAGGCGATGAGACGTGATCGGTGTTCGGCGGCAGACGCGGCCTATCCGCGTTGCCTGGTTGCGCGCCGAACCTCGTTGCTCGTCTTCGGCAGGTGCTTTGCGTGGCTCAGAGACAGAGAGACCACTCGCGACTCACGCGCCGGCAGGGGATTGCTGAAGCCGCGCACAGCGAGTCAGGGAGTGGTCTGATAGTAAGAGCGCGAACTGCGTGTCGGCCTGTCAGCCGCCCGCGCGCCGCTGCCTCTTCATCTCCGACAGGCCCGCCAACACCTGCGCCTTGAGCTCGGCGCGGGTCGGCTTGCGGTCGGGCGGAGTCGTGGCCTCGCTCGGCACGGCGCTCACCGCACGCGGCGCTACTCTCGGCGCGGGCGCTTGCTCTGCGGCCTGCTGCGCGACGGCGCGCGCTTGCGCTGCCGTGAGGCCGAGCGCCTTCGCGATCCTCTCCTTCACGGCGGGGTCACGCTTGGCCAGTGCCTTGATGGCGCGCTCATCTCCGAGCACGGAGAGCACGCTCTTGCCGAAGCCATCCTCCATCGCCTTTGCATGCGTGGCGATGTCGAGGTTGTTCGACTGGTAGGCGTTGTTGACGATCGTGGCGGGCGCCCACTCGCTCGCGGCGAGGATCGGGTAGTCGTCGGCGTTGGCCGCGAGCCACTTCGTGGTCTGCTCGGTGTGCGCCTGGAACGTGCGCTGCTGCTCGGCCTGCTTTTGCTCTAGCGCGCGCTGCTCCTCGACCTGCTTGATGCGCTCGATCTCGGCGCGCTGCTCCTCGAGCTGCTTACGCACCTCGGGCGGCAGGTCGGGCTGCTTGCCGTGCGGCTCGATGTCGCCCGCGTTGATGCCCTTGACGATGTCCTCGAGCGTGAGGCCCGTGGTCTCGTAGAGCGTCTTCAGCGCGGCGCGCTTGTCCTTCATGCGCTCGAAGCGCTCGGCGAACTCCTTGGCTTTCGCCTCGTTCTCCGCCGCTCGCTTCTCGGCCGCCTCCCTGCCCGCTGACTCCTTCTTGTGCAGTCCCTCGAGCTCGCGCGTGCGCTGGAGCAGCGTGGCGAGACGCAGCTCGTAGCGCTTGTCGCTCTCGCCCTCCTTCTGCTCGGGCACCTCCTTGCCTGCGTCGGCGAGCGCCTCAGCAGCGGCCTGTGCGGCTTCGGTGGGCGCGTTCGCAATCGTGGCCGCGTTCGCGCCCTCGCCGCCTTGTGCGGGCGCTGGCTGCGCCGGAGCGGACTTCGCCGCCTTTTGCTCGGTGACGAACTTGCGAAAGCCGCCGTTGAGCAGCTCCGCCTTGAGCTCCTTCGCCGTCTTCTTGGGAGCAGCCTCTGCCGGGGCGCTCGGGGCGCTCTCGGTGGGCTGCGTCGGCGCGGTGGGCGCCGTCGTCGATGCTGCTGCTGGCGCGGGGGCTCCGCTCGATCCCTCTCCGCCCGTCGCCGCGTTCATGCACACGTTGCTCAGTCTGATCAGCACTCCAGGGACTCCCTTTGCTCAGGCGGCACGAATGCCGCTGAGCGCGAGGCTGCTCAGTGCTGATACGTAGTGGCCTGCGCGCTCAGGCTGCGACGCCCGGACGCACGGGCTGAGGCGGCGGACGCGGCACCATCACAGGCGCACCCATCGGGCCGCCCGGAGCCATCTGCGGAGGCGGCATCGGCTGGCCTGGTCGCGGTCCTCCAGGCGGCATCGGCCCAGGACCCTGCGGACCTGCTACTGGCCCAGGCGCGCCGGGTGGCTGCATCCCAGGCGGCGGCGCTGGTGGCTTCAGCATCTCGCTCACCTGCACGAGGTAAGCCTCCATCAGATCGATAACCTCGGGCGGAGCGCCCATGGTGATCGCCTTGAGCTCGCTCTTGGTGACGAGGTCCATCGCCATCTGCAAATCCTGACGGGGGAACGGGATCACGCTCTCGCCATCCAGCATCCGCTCGATCTGCCACTGGACCATGTCGAGGTGCGCAAGCTCGATGTCCGCGTACGCGTCGATGTCGGGGAACTGCAGGAGCGACATGGCGTACTGCTTCGAGACGAAGCCCGAGCCGATCCACTCCTGCACCGCCGCCCACTTGCCTTGTGGCGTGGTGGGAAGCGCGCTCATCGGCGCCATGACGATGTCCGCCTGGCCCTCGGGAATGGAGAGCTCTTCCCAGCGCGAGCTGCGCAGGAACGTGCGCCGGCCCTGCGTGGCCTTGCCGCGGACCTCGTACTGCTCCTCGCGCCGCTTCGCGTCCTCTACCGCGTCATCGTTGAGCCGTTCGATGAGCTTCGCCACGCCGATGCAGAAGCTCTGGTAGCGCTTGGTCGGCGACACGAGGCGACGGCTCTGCACGTCGTCTGCAGCGCGCACCGCGACACCGCTCGTGAGACCCTTGCCAGCGCCCTCGCCGTTGACCTGCTCTTGCGAGAGCCCTTCGACCATCAGCACGCGCTGAAACTCGAGGTCGATCTGCTCCTGGAGATCTCCGAGCGTCCCGTCCCACTTCATCAGCTGCGGCGGACCATTCGCCGGGTCGTAGTCGATGATCAGCCCGAGCTCGTTCGAGATCTGCTCGTGCTTCACGCTGACATCGCCGCCCGTCGGGTTCGCGATGATCAGTGTGCTGGCGAGGTCCTGCGCTCGTGCGACGCGCGCGATCAGCTCGTTGACGCGCGTCTGCGCCTCGCGGGCGGACTCAGCGAGTCCTGAGCCGTAGTAGCCGAAATCGCGCTCGCGATAGTCGACCTTCACATAGGGGAAGTCGTCGTGCTCGTACTTCTCATCGAGCAAGTCTGCTGTGGCGATGCAGACCGCGTGACGCCCGTCGTGGTCGCGCTTGAGGCGTTTGATCGAGCGCAGGTGATGCGACTCGTACACCTCCACCATGTCGTGGCAGCCCTTCACGTCGAGAAAGAGCGCGTCGACCGTCTCCTTACTCGGCGGAGGCGCCTTCTCGATCTCGCGCTCGAAGCCCGGGAACTGCGCCTTGAGCACCTCTTTCGAGCGGAGGTACACGCGGTGGATGGAGCGCGGCTTGCCGTTGATGCCGTCCGCGTGCTCGACGAACAGCTCAAGCATGTGCACGCGCTCGAGCGCGGGAAGCCCGTTGTCGTCGAGATAGCCGGTGACGAAGCCGCTACCGGCTTTCGTGGCGTCGAGGAACGCGCGCGGGCAGAGGTCGCCTGCGAGATCGTTCATCTGGCACTGCAGCACCTGCGAGCGCTTCTCCGCGCGACGCATCAGCGAGAAGTCGCCGCCCGTCGTGAGGTACTGCGGTACCGCCGGCTGCTGGGCGATCATCGACACCGCCGTGTCGCAGACCGCCGCCACCATGTTGAAGCGCGTCGCTGCGCGACCCTCGAACAGGTAGTCGAGCAAGCGCTCACGCGGCGTCTGCGTGCCGAGCCCCGCGACGTTGCCGGCCGAGTAGAGGTCGAGGAAGTGGCGCACCTCGCGGCGCTGCTCGCGCTGCTGCGAGGCGATGAAAGCCACGTGCGCGCGCACCGCCTCGTGCACCTTGCCCTTGTCGGCGAGGTACCAGCGACC